TTTAAAGCGTAGTTTGTTCTATAAATACTACCAGTAGTAAAAGTTCTAGTAGGATATTTAGGTCTGGCAAGTAATCTAAATCTTTGTTTACCTGTATCTGGGTACTCTCCTGAGTTATTAGTTATTTTAACATAAGAAGTAGGTTCGCTTAATACATTTAGACTGCCTGTATTATAACTTTGATCATCCCAAGTAAACGTCAAAGATGGCGGGTATATGGTATTAGTATTAGCACTGTAGAATTTGTGTCTTATTGACGATGTTGTATTAAATTCTATACCGTCGTGAAACTTTAAAATAAATCCGTAATTATCTATAGTCCCGCTATAGTGTAAATGAACGCCATTAGTTACATCCATTAATAAATCTAAGTCATCGTTAGTTTCAAAGCTTTGGGTTGATTCTAGATTATAGTTAGCAGAAGCAGTAAACCAGCTTCCTCCACCAGGGTAAATTGCATTATAAGATGCTGTTTGATAAGTACTAAATCCGCTTGTAGTCCATGCTACTTTATCTTGTGCTTTAGTGTATATCCAGCTACATCCAGATTTATCAGCAGATCCTGTGTTTAGGTTATCGCCGTATTTTCCAATACCACCATCCCAGTACTGTGCTACTGGATAGCATTCTACTGAATGAGAAACAGGAGTTTCATAAGCAGAAGCTATAAACATTTCTATACTTGCTGTCCATACGTTAGCCCCTACTTTATTATTAAGTACATCTTGTATTTCAGCAGTTTTATACTGTATTAATGTTCTAGCAGATTGTCCGACTTCTTGGATAGGGTATCCTCCTATTTCAATCATTTCGTCGTATCCGGCATTAGCAGTAGATACTTCTGTAAATATGAATGTGTCTTTTTCAGGAAAAATTTTATATACTGCCATCTTAAATATTTATTACTCTACCTTTTATATCTTGATTAGGGAACTTAACTTCAAATATACATGGATCATATGACGGGTAAACTACGTTGTCTCTTGTAGCACCTTTTACGTCGTATGCATATTGTGAATAATTTCCTCCTTGTTTATTTACTATTTCAACCTTTTGAACTGTTTGAACGCCTTTAACTTTATCTAATAAAGTGAACAGCTCAGATATATTAATTGGCTGGTTTATATTACGTTTATTATTGCTAAAATAATTAGTAAGTTCTGTATTACAGTTTAATAGTACATCCCTGCTTGCATAGGATGGCCTTAGTATTATTTCATAATTTACTGCTATGTTTACTACAAAAGCATCTTTTATATTTATACTGTCTGTTACTATCATAAAATCTCTTAAATAGGTTTTAAGATTTTGTTTAAGAGTATCAGTAGATGGTTCTAAGTTACCATTATTATCGTACGACAGTACGTATAGGGATAAAGCTAATGGGTTGTTATCTATTAGAGCATCGTTACTATCAACATTGTTCAGTTCGTCTTGAGTTACATATACTTTTCCTATACTTCCATACTTACTAGGTAGGGATAAAGCTCTAATAGTATAGTCTTGAAGGGTTACTGCTCTACCTTGTTCATTAAATGCTCTTAAGGCATTCTCTCTTAACTCTTCTATAGTATCGCCGTCTCTACCTCCTTTAGCAGGAACTTCGTTAGTATACGTAAGGTTGTTTGTATTAGTTCCTGAAACAGTAGCTGTAGTTAGAGTATTAGCAGGTACGTTAGCTGATACCCCTCCTCCTTTAATATACCTCACTGTTAATGTAGTGTTGTTAGGAGATATGCCGTACGAATTACTATATAAAAAGTTAGTAGGGTCGTAAGTAATATTTACTGAGCCTGATCCATTATAGTTAAGGGATCCTTGATTAGTAACATTTCCTATATTGGTTGCATCAGGTAAAAACGTTGTATCGTCGTCTTCCAATGTTCCTGCTCCAAATTGGATATCTAGATTACCGTTAGATCTAAATCTTGTTACGTATCTTCTAGGAACTTTTCTTAATGTGAGCACATAAGGTACTTTTCCAGAATCATTAGAGGAATTAGTTTCATCCAGAAAGATTGTATCTTGGCCTAAAAACGGTACTTCGTAATATTCATTATCATCACTATCGGTAATGCTTAATATTTGCACTATATTATCATCAGATAAAGTTATAGTTTTAAATTTTTCAGAAGTGGTAATATCAAAAGATTTAGTTTCAATTTTACCAGAGATAGCTTTTGCTTTTTTTATTAAATTATATTGAGATGGGTTGTTTGAACTATCTAGTGTATCTATAGTAATAGTAGTAGGGTCGTATGAGCTACTAAAGTTAAAGTCTACAGAGTTAGGTATAAAGAAACTAGTATTACTACTATCGCTAGAAACCATTGTTGCGTTAGCGTTAATTTTAGCAGCTTGTGTAAAGTCGGGAGTGTAGTCTCCTAATACTCCAACTTTCTGTGTTATAGTAATTATAGCTTCAGATACTCCAGTTATTTTAGGTCTATACCCCATCATATATGCCAGGTTAAATAGGTTTTTTGGATCCTTAGCATGGGTTAAGAAAGTTTCCTGTAGTTGAGCGTCTTGATAGAAAGCTAATACGTCTCCTACATAAGCTGCCATCTCCATAAACATCATACCTGGTGATGTAGGAGAGAAGTCGTTATATGTATCAGGAAAGTAAGTTTTAGAAAACTCTACTAATTGGCTTCTGAAATCATCAAACTCTCTGTTTATATATTTTATATCTCTAGTTTGAGCCATTATTCTATATTAATTAAAAATTCGTCTTGTATGTTTTGATCTGCAATAGCATATCTTAGAAAAAAACCTATAGTGTTTCTATCTGGTTCAGAGGTAATTTCTATTCTAGTAGGTCTTATATTAGGAAAAAACCTAGTTATATTACTACTTATATTTTCTTTAATATCTTCTATCTCTTCTTGATTTATATTTTCAAATAAAAGCTCTCTTATACCGCCTCCAAAAGAAGGGTTCAACGGCCTTTCTCCTCTATTAGTTAGAAGGTAGTTAATAAGATTTACCTTTAAAGCATCTTTAGTTTGAAAAGTAGAATTGAATACTGCATTTGCAGAAAACGGTAAGTCTACTCCTATAGCTTTTCTAGGCTGCCTATCTAAGGGGTTAATCTTTTTAACTTCAAATGCCATTAAACGTTTAATTTAGCTTTATCTTTTTCTACTGATTTATCGTATATAGCTTTTGCATTCTTTACAAAATCTAATTTACTTATATCTATACCTGGCATAGGTCCTGCATTCTCAGTCATACCCATATTAGATGCCATAGAGCTTGCAAAGTTTGGTTTTTTAACCATACCTGAGTCTGCATTTACTACGTTTCTATAATCTTCTCCTGTCATAGAAGCTTTTGTCATATTTAACATTTCTTCTAATGGAACAGTACCTGGGTTCATTCTACCGGTTGACCATGATCTTTTAAGATCTTTTTGCTTTACTTGCTTGTATCCAGATACTTGTTTGTCTGGTTTGCTAGCATGTTTTACAGCTTCGTTAAGCATTTCTTGTAACTCTTCCTTAACAGCTGCTCTTACTTCTTCTCGAATGATTTTTCGTAATTGATCTAGTTTCATATTAATAAATAGTTAGTTTATGGAAGTTGATTATTTATTCTAAATTTTAATTCATCTATTAGTACTTGTGAATCACTTGCAAAAGACAAAGGTCCTTTTAGAACTGTAACTCCTCTTGAATCTACAGCTATAGCTCTACGTTGAGGTGCTATTGATGGTGAGTTAGGATCAGTAATTACTTTTATAGTATAAGGAGTACCGTTTAGATTAGTAAAAGGTTCGTCTTTGTTAGTCGATGTATCGGTGTCTTCAGGGATAGAAGCAAATCTCTCTTCTACAGATATATTAGGATTCTGTAAGCATCTATTTAATATGGCGTCTATAAGTTCAACTTTAGCTAGTAGAGGTACAAATACTATGTCAAAATCTTTTAATATATCATTTATATTATCGTTTTCCTCTTCTATCTTATCTCTTGCATCTATTAGCCATTGTAGTTTGGCGTTTCTATATGTTTCTATAATTTCGGGTATACTGAATATTACTCCAGGTACTGGTCCACCTGTAGGAGGTATATATCCGAAAGATTTTGGTATATTAAAGTGTGTTATTATCTCTATTGCTATATCTACTGCATCTAATGCTATCTTTAATTTATCAGAAAGCTTTTTTATTTTTTGAGCTCTTTTAGAAGCTTTACCTACGGTTTTTCTTATAGTAGAAGTTACTTTAAGCATCTCTACTACTACCTCTTGAGGTGGGCATTGCTTTCTAAGATAATCTATAAATTCTGTTATTTTTTGCTCTGCATAACGTCTAGCCAGACCTTCAGCATATGCTAATATAGTAGCAGCATGCTTGTCTATATTAAGTTTTAATTTTTTTAACTTAAGGTGTGGCATTATTCAGTAAACGTTTTTTTAGATTTAATAAATGATGGACCTCCAGGGTTGATATAGCTTTCTAAAATACCTATCGTAAATTTTGTGGATATGGCTAATTTAGCTGCTTTTGGGGTTAAACTAGCAGGAGTGAGTCCCTTAAGGTAGTTTTGAGTCTGTTTCATATGGTTTATTAATAACTGAAGGAAATCTTCTAAGTTATTACCTAGTATTACCGGTTGAGCTAAACCTTTCTTATCTTCAAATTCAAACCTTGAATCAGCATCTCTAGCTCCTACTCCTAGGTATATTTTTTTGGCATCTAATCCAATATAATCTTCTGCATCTATATTTACATCTCTACTCGATATACTTAAACTTTCTTTCGATGTCATAAATATATCATCGTCTTTAGCATTAAATACCAGTCTGCCGGAGTTCAAAATAATCTGTTTACCTTTATAATATTGAGATAATGTTGGTTTTTCAACACTAGATTCTAATTTAGTTCTAACCTGCTCTAAAGGTACTATATGATCAGATGTCATATATATACTTGAGTCATCTTTGTTTATATTTTCTGTGGTTGAATATGAATCCTTATCGAAAGATCTTCCGTTATTAATTATAGTATAGGGACTTCCATTATTACTATCATCAGATAGAGAGTTAAAATTTCCTTTATATCCTCCAAGTCTTATAGAGTTCCCAAACCTACTATCGAGAATAAAATCCCCAGCATTACGTGTTAGATTGTTTACAATAAGTTCAGGAATATTTTCTCCTAAATCAGTTTCTACTATTTCATCTGTGTCACCTTGAGGGAGAGAGTTATGGTTTACAGCGTTCCATACCTGAATTACTTGACCGTAATAGGTTTTATAGTCTGAATCTGATCTATTTTCATTATCTTTAGGTCCTCCGTATATTAATACGATTTCTCCTTTAAGTGGAGTAGTCTGAATAGAACTGTCTAAAGGGTATGCTATAAAAAGATTAGCAGGGTTTTCTGAAAAGCTATCGTCGTCGAAGATATTATATCTTATAGCTCCTATACTGTTTACGATTGGATAATCAGGGTGAGATTCATCTAATACTATATCATAAACTCTACCAAGTTTAGCTTCTAGTAAACGAGAAACAGGTAAACTTACCTTATCTTTTGTACTAAACATTACTCTTCTTCTTCTGGTTTATCTACTTCCTCAATTTCTTGATCTAAAGCTTCTTGTTCTTCTAAAAGATCTTGAAGTTCTGATAGATCGAATTCATCTGAATCTCCTTTAGCTGCTGCTGTTTCTATACGTTGAATTACCGTCGCTAATTTAATTAAATGTTCGTCATTCTTTACTCCTATCTCCATGTATTCTTTTATCATAGGGACGATTAAAGTAGCATCTCCTATATTTTCTATAAGAGGTTTTAACTCACCTATAAGACCTTTTACTTGTCCTTTAGTTTCTTTTGAGTTATCGTAAATTTCGCTAAATAGATCAGATAATGTTTTTTCTCTAAAAATTACTTTATCTAAGCTCATAATATTTTTATTATAAATATCGTATTAGATATTATTGGTCAAATACCCTAAATCATAAAGCTTTTGATAATTCTTTTTAAAGTCTTCTTTTAACACAGTTACAACCTTAGTAAGCTTAGGAGTGTCGCAATCTGTCATCTCTCTTATATAAATGTATAGTGCTTTCTTTTTAAACATATCTAGGTCGTGTCTTTTCTTAAAAATAGTAAGAACGGCATCAGCTATTCTTTTATCTTCTGGTTTAATAAACATTTCGTCTAGATTGTCATACATATGTTCTACCCATTCGTCTATAAAGTTAGATAGAGTTTTAGAAGATGGTCTATCTAAATTAAGATCTTCTTCATAGGATTCTTCAATATCTTGAAAGTTTCCTATCTTTTTTAACTTCTTATAGTTCTTATTATTATAGTTTATTAGCCACCTCTTAACTATGGTACCAAAATAAGAATATGCTTTAGCTCCATTAGTAGGATCAAACTTCATTATTTTTTCCTCTAATAGAACTGATACTAGTTCATGTTTTAAGTCTTCTATCTTATCTACATCTGTATAATAAAACTTAAATGTATGTATAATATTTTCGGATAATTTATAAAAAGGGAGGTAGATATGTTCTGTAAAGATCTTATTTCTATAATCTTGATCTGTAGAGTTATTATATTTTACTATATATTCTTCTGTCTCTTTTGTAAAGT